AACAGGCTTTAACCTTTCATTTACCTTGCCAACTCAGTAGTCTACCCAACCCCTAAAGCCCTGACCTACCATTTTGTTTGCATTTTGGATATGTAGCTCATGCATTGCAAACTCTGCCACCCATTGTTTGCCCGTAGGATCTCCCCAACATGGTACAAACTCTAATCCGTAATCCTGTGACCGTATGGCGTCAGCGTGTCCTTTAACGTCTGATGTATTATTCAAATAACAGCTATCCACAAACCACACATCCTTATCAATAGCTACTCTAACCGAAGCTGTGAAGTCTACCGACCCGTAATCAAAACCTCTCGCATACTGCCAACCGCTCGGAATATCGAACGGGTCGATAAAGTGAATATCCCTATTCCACTCTTTGTGAGCAATGCCCGTATGCTTTCTAAAATCGGCCATGTACTCTTGTTGGAAGTTATCTTCCGTAAGTTCTTTCCTAGCCTGATCAATTTCTTGTCTTGGGATGTATGGATTTTCATAGCTATTAAACCTGAAAGATTTGTAAATGCTATCCACCTTTTGTCCCTCTTCATAGAGTTCAAAGAAATGATTGAACCCTTTTGGTGTCCCAATAAATATTGCTGGCGCTTCGTAATCTGTGAGAGTGGGTCTAAGAACTTCTTGCCATAGCCATTTCCAATTCCTAATTGAGGCGACCTCATCAACAACCAACCCTCGAAGCTTAACACCCCGCAAAGAATCGGGATTCTCAGCACTCTTCAGTTGTATCTTAGCGCCGTTAATAAATTCGATAGATAACTCTGTCTCATTCTTTTTTGATATAAGTTTTTGTGGGATATAGTGCTGTATTCCTTGCCAGTGAATTTGTTTTGCTTGCGCATACGTTGGAGCCACTATCCAATAAAGTCCTTCTTGTCTCGCCCAATTTATTACTGTCAACTGCGCAAAGGTACTCTTACCGCTCCTCCTACCAGCACAAATTACTTTGAATCTATGGCTATCACTCCATGCTTTAGATTGCCAATCATTTAGTACTACTTCCATTAGTGACAATAACTAATCCCTCTAAGCTCTTGCCATCGGTTGTTATATCCTGTTTTACCTCATCCTTCCACCCAAAGTTATTTTTCAAATTAAATATCGCTCCCGTTGGTGCTTTTTCCATTAGTCTTCTTTCAACATCCATTTGGACTCTATCCCTGGCCCTTTTTAGGGTGGGAAGAAACTCACCTCTTTCAGAGTAATCTAAAAGGGTTCTCCTATCTATTCCCAGAGCGTACGCAAGCCCTGACATTGTATATGGCTCTGGGGAAATGTAGGCAAATTGTTCATTTGTTTTATTGTCATAACCTTGCACTAGACGATTGTCACAATTGTCGAAGTATTCATCAATCGCCTCTTGCATTTCCTTGGCTGTCTTAAAAGCCAATGGTCTACCGCCTGCATGCTTTGTGTTCATACCCCATTATACCACTAACAAACTACCTCAATTTAACGCAAACTCCCTTGTTTTCATCCAAAAGATATCGGTTTGACGCAAAGTAACCCAAAAAGAAACAAAAAACAGTCAATATGACAATTGCAATTAACTTAAACATGAACACCTCCGCTCTTTTTTCTTTCCCTCTTCCTTTTTTGGCTTTCGTATCTATTTCTCTCAATTCTCTTTGAACGACAAGTAAGACAAAGTTCTGACCTCCCATTCCCTAAAAATGGCTCTTTGCACATATCGCAAATTAACTGTGGTTCATGCCCGGTGATCATATTAACTATTCGTAATTTTTAACATATCATTTTTATATCTCACCATTTTCTCTTTTTCGAAAGAAACCCACACCTCAATTGCATTAGAGTCGTCAAGCCTCTTTACTTCGGACTTCGATTTTTTAGTGAGTGCCGCAATCAGATCAATCACACTGACCCCGGTAAAGATTTTTTTGCCAACTTTAAAAAGAAATTTCATGCATCTATCATGTAACAACATTCAACTCCGGTTTTTCCGTCTGCGTCATGCCATATTCGTTGTGATTTTGATAACCCATGTTATTTAACCTTGCTTTTCTCGCTCGCCGACAGCTAACGCACCGCTTCGGTTCTGCCAGTCCACGATCGGTAAAATATCTCTGCTCTGGCTCGGAAAAAATAAACGGGAAACCACAATCTATACAGTTTATTTTTTTACCTTTTGTCATACTGTGCTTTGTACAACTCACGGACACATTTTTCAAAACCAATTTTATAGTCATAATTAACAACTGTATTTTCTTTTGAAAGCACGGCGTTTCTATGTATTATAAAAAATAATAATAACAATAAGGCAATGAAAAACATAGGTTTCATCGATTATATTTCGCCTCCCTTCGCTTCCTTGACTTTGGCTAATATCCAGTAATCATACCAAATTGAAATTTAAAAACTCATCATGGGCGGCAAGCTATTATTCGGAATGTACGCTAAAGAAACGTAGAACTTTAGGTACAGCACGAGTTACTTGCCGTCCAAGATCAATTTTTAATTTCAAATCATGGTGACAAAGCCCAAACAATCCCAAGTGGGGTTATATTAAGACTAGATCACGTAACATTACACCCATTAAATTTTCAACGTACAGTTTCAGTCTTCAATAGTTTGGGGGGCTCTATCGACGGTTATTGCAAAACCGCACACTTTATTTCATTCAGTGCTACCCTCCAAACTGTTCAAAACTTAAACTTTTCGTAAAAGTGAACGAACAAAAGAAATCAACTTTTTAACCATGCGCTCCTCTATTGCGAAAATCTTTAGTTCGTTTCCATTACCTCCACGATTGTAGGCATAGATTAATTCCCTTAGTTCTTTTTCCCAGTTACTTTGTGTTTTCATATTTCCCCTTTTTCTTTCCTTCGGCACGACACTATGAAATCGTGCATTTTAATTATCCACCCCAATGTTTCGTCCATACGACTTGCAAAAATATATTTAATTGGGCGACCTTCTTTGTTACAAACAATTTCTTGAGCATTTCCTAATTCTTCCATTCTGTGCATAAAATCGTGAACCTCTTTTGGTGGCAAGCTATCAGGAACTTCGTGAATTACTTCCATCTTTGTATTAAATTCTTCCAAAGGGTCAATTACTGGATTAAACTCACCCCCTTTATGCCTATCACAAAAGTCTGCGTATAATTTAAGATATTTTTGTTTTTCTTCTTCAGTCATATTTCTTTTTTGCATAAATTTATATTCCATAACCAATTGTGGTAAACATTCTTAAAAATTCTTCTACCCGTTCTTTTGCGTGTTTTTCACAATACCAAATATCATCTTGTGCACAAAGAATCGTACAGACATTCGTGCAATCTTTTGCGTTACAAAGACCCCCTTCGATAGAATACTCTGGTAATCCTTTAATGTTATTATTTCTTTTTTGCATATTTAAGTCCTTTCTCAAAACCTCTAGTTTCAGCTTTTTCCCTTTCTTCTTCAAGGCGCAGGTTATCTTGGTCCCAAGTATGAGGAGTTATGATAAGGTATCGGGAATCAACCATCATTTGCTCCATTGCCCCTTTCTCGTAACCCCTTAATTCGGCTTGTTCTATTTGGGAACGGATAAAATCAATTAATCGCTTTTCCCTTTTAGAAATGTGGCTCATCCTTCTGTCCCAATTCGACCACATACTGAAATGTTTTTCAGACAATTCTTTTTCCCAGTCTGCTTTAATGTTTTTCATAAATTTACTTGACACGCCAACCTTTCTCTAGCCAACTTACAATAACCTGAATTTATCTCTATACCAATAAAATTCATCTGCAACTTTTGTGCGGCGATACAGGTTGTACCGCTTCCACCAGGAAGTTTTTTCATTTCTTGAATGCAATCACCTTCAATAATTATGTTTTTCTTTCCCTTAATGGTTTTCATATTTTTCTTTCCTATAACAATCCCAGTGCCAGCGTTTCTCTTGATCGTCACCAGCGGTTCCTCCATGATCCGGTTCGTATTCCCTAACCATGTTGCCACAGCCGGGACACTTAGACCTCGTAAATATTTTTTTCTTCCTCAATAAATTTCCACCTGTTGGCATACACAATTTTGAACCAATTAAGAAACGCTTCGGGGTTCTCCCGTTGCCAATTGTGACACTCTCGACACAATTTAATCAGATTATCTTCCTTATAACGCAAATGTTTATTAACTCGACCTATGATATGGTGGTTGTCTAGTTCTCGGCGTGTAAGACACCTCTCACAATTTCCTATCGTCCTTTTAAAAATACCAGACTCCTTATCTTTCTTGGCCCACCTACCTATCTTTTTAATAGGCTTCCTTGACCCTGCAATGCCCTTTCCATCCATTTTCTTTGCCTTAGTAGGCTTAGACACCTTTCGTTTATCAAATTTAAGTAATTTGGTCATTTTTTTACTCTATCCAATAAATACTCCTTAAACAAATACAAAATATCCTCGGCCAATGTTTCAGACGCTTTTGGTTCGAATTCATTTTTTATAGAGAATTGATAACGATCTCCCCACTTCTCTATTAATTTTGTCATTTGCTTAATTAATTGTTTGTCCATGTTTATTCTTTTGCTAAAATTTCACATCGTCTAGATACTTCACTAAACTGGTTTTTGATCGTTTACTCATACTTTAAATTTTTTGGATACTTATAACAAACGTTTCATTCTCATCTTTTCCAAAAACCGAAACAACATCATCAAACCCCATCTTTTTTGCCAGTTTGCGATTTTCTCTCATATCTATCGTATCTGTGACAAAGTATCTATTAGACTCAATCAAATTGATTAATTTTTTTTAAAAATCTTTGTCGTCATATACTCTCTATTTCTTTGACCCACCTCTCGACATTTTTCGCCCACGCTTTCGTGTTGCACTCTCTTGGAGGGCAATAGACACGGGCCAAGTCGTAATAATCATAGGATTCTCTAAAATCTTTGTAATACGGCGAAGTTCCCACCAGTTTTGCAAACGCTTCAATCCCATGACTAATAGTTTCAAAACTCCATAAGTTAGAAGCCCCACCAATTCCAAAACAATTCCTATAAAGAAAATTCCTACAAAGAGAACTTTCCTGTCTTGCAACGGCAATGGTAAGGGCAGGGTCAACAGCATAAGATATACTAAGAGTAACAAAATCGTTAGCCAAATGCTCCACTTTAGGATTATGCTTATTGAGGTACTTTTTGACTTGCTTCCGGCGTATATCTTCAAAGGTAGGTTGTGCTTTTTGGCTAGCTGACACTGGAGTAATAAAATTGACGTTTTCATTTTTTCTATTCTTGGTTACAAATCCGGCTATAAATACCGTCAATATAAAAAATCCTATTGACAACCTGGTAAACCGCTCAACGGTCGGAAAAGTTGCCTTGGGATGCAAACTGTTCCGCCAGTTCAGAGGTCTACCTAGCAATTTCAAAGAATAAACCTTGCATTTAGTTTCTCCGTAAAAATCTGGTTTATGACCTTTTTGTATCATAAAACCATGTTATCACAGTTATACAGGTTTGTCAAGTATCAATTTTTGGATATCTTCTTTTAGTTTTTCAACGTCAAACCACATATATCCAGTTATTAAATTTCTTTCAGCTACTCGGATCTTTCCGGCTAATACATATCTACGCATAGTTAAGTAAGAAACGCCGACAATTTTTGCTGCTTCCCTTGTGTTTATAAGTTTTGCCATATTTATATATTAACACAGTTTCGCAAGTTCTACAACTAGGAAACGATTAAACTCATGTCCCGGCCTAAAAAGAACAAATTCCCCAATAACAGGTCGGCCCAAAACCATGATGTCGCCAAGAAAGTCTAGAATTTTATGCTTGACGGGTTCTATTCCCCTAGGCGGGACGATCCATTTTTTATCACAAAATACAGGAATGGGTGAATCTTCCCTTTTTTCGGGCAGAACGCAAACCGATTTTCTGGCGTTTTCCCAATATTCTTTAGTACAATTACCCTTTATGAAAGTTCTTGCGTTGAAGACTTGACTATATTTCGACATAATAAATCTTTGTTCACCTATTGGGTTTTCAAATTGAATGGTAGCATCAACAATAACTTTGACAGACGGATGGATAATAGCTAGTGATCCGTTTTGTTCAAAGCACATCGTTTTCCAAATATACAATGGCTTGATCCTTTTAGATTCTAACTTATCGGCCCCACGAATTAACTTGGTTAAATACTCGCTAGATAAATCTACAAAGGGGACGGCGTTGTCAGAAAGGCAAATTTCAGCATGATAAATACCTTCTCCCCATAAAGCGGACAAAAGATGCTCCACGCCCATAACGTATTTTTCTGGTGTCCCCAATCCCGTGGTATGTTTTCCATTCATCGTAAGGGCGTTTTCTGGTCGACATTTAATAACAGTTCCATTTAAATGGAAATTAATCCCATCGTTTCCAGGGGAAACAGTCATATCAACAGCCGTGTCAGGCTTGAATGGGTGTGGTCCGGTTACAGAAATTGTATTTTTAATTGTCATCATGGGCTAAACGCATCCCTATCCTTGGGTTTCGGGAAGCTATATCTACGATACCTCTACGATTCACACTTAAACCCCATTTACAATGGCCATAATCTCCCCCTCTTACAATGCAATTAGTACCATCTGAGGAATATCCATGTGACCCAGTAGTCAAAGTCCGATGACCAATCATGTACTCAGACACATTGTGTCCCATTTGATCGAGTCCCAAAAAGTTTGATGACCATCTCGGATCGTCAATCGGAACCACACCAGTTTCCTTTCCATCGTTAAAAACATGACCTTTTGAAATATCGGGTTCTTTACCTTCGTTTACAAATTCTTGGTCCATCGGGGCAAAAGAAAAACACCATTCTTCCTCAGTGGGCAGACGGAGCCTTAAACCTGTTTTTTTATTTAACTCATCACAAAACCTTAAAGCATCACCATAGGTTATATCTACGACAGGACAACCATCTCTTTTGGCCTGCGGCGGCCTTTGATGTTTTGGTTTGTATTTTTCATACATGAGATTTGTCACTTTTGTTCTTCCAATCCAAAATGGTTTTACTTCTACGTAATGTACTGGAGTTTCATTTGCCCTATGGCCTTCAAGTTCGCAAACAAGAGGAGTTGAAGTTCCCATTCTTACCAGACCACCTTCTACTCTAATTAGCCCCAATTCTTGCAATTTCATTTTAACCTTCCCATAAGTTGGGTAATTCAAGGCTGCGAGAGATTACCCAACCTAGCGAGTGTCAAAAACCTAATGCTTATCTACTTCAATCCAACCTAAAAACTGATTACATTTAGTACATGATTTAAATTTATTACCAGGCTTTGACGATTGTGGCCCAGCTACTTTTTCTATAATTTGGTGCGCACACTCACTTTTAACCTCCTTAACTTCTTTTGTATTGTCCATTGTGTCGGCGTCTTTTGTGTCATCTATGGCAAATAAACCATTCAGGGCGTACTTGCGTGCATAGGAAGAAGCACTTCCGGTTATTTGGGCACTATCCATGCCAGTTTTAGCTTCTGATTCCCTAGCAAAAGCACTATTAACCAACACATTTTCTCCATCTGAAAGCGTGGCAGTAGCTTTCACATAATAACGATCTCCCACCTGAACAATTTCGTCCGAAACAATCAATGTTAATTCTCCCAGTAGTGGCTTTACGGCCTCCAGAATATCTTCACATGATCGATAGTTATAACCTCCAAATTTGTTCACTTGGTTTTTGGGTACGTTTAACTTTTTTTGAATATCAGATAATTTTTTATTAAGTTCGTTCATTTTCTCACCTCTTTCGTATCTTCTACGGCACCATCTGCCACTTCGCTTAAAAGACGTTTGATTTCTTCTAAAGTAAAGTCATCGTCTAAAAAGATACACTTTTCAGAAAGTAAAACATCATCTTTTGTGTCAAATTGCTCTAAAGCATTGTTCCTATATATTTTTATCTTGTATAACCCGCATGTTGGTTTGTTCATATTTTTAATCTATAGACTGAGCCATATAGGCATATTCTTTTACAACGTCAGTCTCTAATCTCAATTTCATAATTTCCAGAAGTGATCGAAGTCTCGTTATCTCCAAATTAAATTTATCATCATCCTCTACGGAAAGTTGCTCCATGTCGCGGATCACATCTTCCAGTATCTTTATTTGCAAATTCCAATCGATCATAACACTATGTTAACATGGTTTTGCAAGTTTGTCAAGTAGTCAAACTATATCAACTTGTGCGCTCGTTTGCCAAAATTAAAACTATCTTGCGATCTTCGTTGATTAATCGAACATTGTTTACACATTCCACCGCCACCCCACTTGATCTTGCTAGAAGGCACGTTTATTGTCTTTCCGCACACCTTGCATAACATTTCCACGAATTTAGTCATATATTTTTAATTGCTCGTCTTTTGCTCGTTTTTCCATTTCGGCGATCCGGCGGCCGATTTCATCACAATTAATACCACAAAACCTATGTATTCCGGCACGATGTGATCCAATAGTAGCAATAGCTTTAACATCCGGTGTACCCATGTGGGCCTTTTGCCAATAGAACATAAGTAAACGATCGTTGATTAATAATTTCCAGTCGTTTGCATCCTTGGCTTTAGTCCATAAGTTAAAGTTAAAAAACATATATTTATATTATGCCGGATGGAACGCACAAAGATTCCCTATATGGGCGTATCAGTGTTGTTTTGTAAACGGCGTTCGCCGACAACTTCGGTCTATCTCTCCTACCTTAGTTCCAACATCGTGTAGGGCGGTGTACGTTAAGACCTTTTAACTTACTCCGTACATCATGCCGTTTTGGTTACGCCATGAGTTCCTTGCTTGCCAACTCTCTGGTTTTAAGCCTCGAGGGCTCCGCCGTTGGCCATGCCTGATGGTGACGGTTGCGATCCATTAAGGTCGCAAAAACGAATCTTAAAATCTAAGAAATCAATCAACTGTTCTTTTGTTATGTCAACACCATTTAGATTTATTGTTTTTGCTGTTTCCGGGCTAGTCGTATCTAGTGTTAAAACAAAAAATCCCTCATACTCGAATCCACCAATATTGTCTAATTCCGTCATGTTCATCAAAGCAAAGTCTAGTGTTTTATACAACTTAGCTTGCCAATCTTTAATTTTTTTATTAAAAGTCTTCACTTCAAGTATTTTCATTCTTTTTAATTTGAAATCATAGAAGAGAAAATCTATATCTGTCACTAAAAGACCTTCTTGCGGTTCTTTACAAGATAAACGAATCCAATCGTTCATTTCGGTGCTTTTATGTGAATAACCGTAATAACTCATATTTTTTTACCAATAAAAAAAGCTCGATGTCTGTTCTGTCTCATTCCGATATCTTCACCCTTTATTAACATGAAAGTCGTTTTGTAACCGATATCTTTGAAATCTTCCAGTATTTGATCTTTTATTGACTCTATTTCCGGCACGTTTTCCATTAAAAACTCTTCAACATTCTTTTCTTGAACTATTCGCAAGAACTGTTTGTACAACTCGTTTCTGGGATCGTCTTTTAATCTAAGTCCCGCAAGAGAAAACCCCTGACACGGAGGTCCCCCGACGATAATTTCTGCGTCTGGTATCTCCTCTTCTTTTATATTATGAATATCGTTTATATCAACAATTGTGTTCGGGTGATTAACTATGTACGTTTGAAAATAATTTGGTTCAATCTCGTTTGCGTAAACGACGTGCTTGTTCGTCATCTCCAAACCACACGACAACCCACCACAACCAGCAAAAAGATCAATAAAAGTAATCCCTGTCAGTTTATTTCCCATGAATTTGGCCATTTTTGGTGAAACTGCATTGCCTATTTGATGTTTTATAGAAGAGTAACTTCCTACAAATTTATATGAATCTGGAAAGTCTTGCACTTGCGCATATTCTCTTAACGAAAATTCATAACCGTCTTCGTGAAAGAATCGCCCAATTCTTGTTAGTGTCGGATAGTGTTCGTCTGAATCTTTTATTACGTGATCGTCCCATCGAACGTCAGATTTTTCACTTGAATTAAAATATATGTTATCTCCGTATAAAGACGCTTTAACTTCAATAGACTTTCTTCCAATTTCTTTTGCTTTATAAGCCTTAACATATTGCTTTAGTTGCGCAACACTCCAATTATTCTTCTCAATCCTATCAACCCATGACTTTTTATCGTCAAGACTTGCTATAGTCTGATAGTGATTGATACTTATAGTTTCTTTGCGCAAAGAAAGTGGTATTTTACTTGACAACCATTTATCATTGGCAACTGTCTGATAATCATAACTCGTATGATCTATCGCTTGTGTGTACGTTTCCCCGTAATTATGTTCTCCATAGTTTAACCAATCACCAATCCAAAAGTGTACGGCCCCCTCTGCTTTTCTAATAAACTTTCCGCACTCTTGCCATTGTTCAAACGTGGGTTTTCCAATCGCCTCAAGACCATTTTTCTTTAGGAGAAACGATGAATAAACTATGTCTTTGTTTTCATTAGTGGTTAATTGTGTGTCCATAAAAAAATACCTCGGCTAATGTATAGGTACGGTTTACGAAACCTATACCTCACCCGAGGTATTTTGTAAACCGTTTTATAACATCGTCGTCACTATCAAGTTATAAAGAAACCCAAATTGATAAACCTTGCCAAATATTCGTAACTGTAATGTGATTATATACTCCCTTGTCAAATTTGTCAAGAGTTTATCACTTTATTTGACAAAGTGCTAAATACTTGATATACTTTGATCGGAAAGGATATATATCGTGCTTCCCAAGGCCAAGATATTAGTTAAGAGTTGATCTCTTTAAGCCTTTCCTTTTTTTATTAACTTAATTAAATCTTTATACGCTTTTATTTCATCATGACACCATTTAATTATCTCTTCTGGTCTATCTTTTAAGGCGTTAAACATATTGACGGAGCATTCCGAGGGAGCATTTTCCAAACTATCTTCTATTTTTGGTGCAATTTTTTTCATATATACCACAATATACCACCAAATTAGTTGGTAATATATTCAAACATACTACGATAACAGCGTTCCCGTGGAGCCTTGTCTCGATAGGATAAAAATATTCAGAGACATACACCTTAAAACGACCAGACATAAAGTCTTATCGCCGCTGAGAATAACTCCCAACCCAAGGATAGGACACGGGAAAAACTTTAGATTCGCCTTGTTTCTGTCAGTTGCAAGGCATAGGCAGAGTACTTATCCCTATCTGCCTCTATGGCCATTGTAGGATTCGAACCTACATCAGCGATGTATCAAATAGGATTTTGACTCGCCGCTTTACCTAACAGATTACTCCGTCTGCTCCTATAAGCTAAATGGCCGAATAATTAGTCACTCCAAACGTTAAACTCGTGCAAATCACAGACTTTCTCTTGAGATATAGACCCGTAAACATGACGACAACCTGTTGCGGTTACACGATGTTTACAATTTCCACAATTTCCTAAATCTTCTTGTGATGTCGCACCATATCCCGCCTCGCTTTTAGTTAAACGAGTATTAGTTACTTTGATGCTTTGTTCAGCAGTCGCGGCTATCGCTAGTCTTTGCAAGAGTTCCATATTTTCTCTACCGGTTTTCAAAAAAGCTCCTACGATTCCTTCGTATGCGTTTCGCATAATGAACACACCAGTCTTTATCTCTAAGTTCCCCAAAGACTATTTTACACCTTTTGCCAACTTTGTGCACACAGGCTTCACAGATTCCACGGTGCACACCCCTATTCACGAACGCCTCACTTTCGCTAAGTTTAGCGTTCGCGCTCATCGCAGTCTCCTTGTCTTCCACTTGAATAAACAAAGTGTCTTTTACCTTTTTTGTGAACAGTGGCTGTTACCATCTCTACTGACCAATCTATCCTTTCCTCCGCGTCTTTTAGTTGGTTCTTGCATCCGGCACATCCACAAATCTCTGCACGTTTCTTGTGGGTTTCTAGTTGCTCCAAAGCGAAATTAGCTACCGCCACATTGGCTACCCTCCCAATCTCCTGTCCTTCGGGGTCAGGGTCAAAAGTAAAAAGCTCTTTTAGTGAAGTTAGTATTCTCATTTTTTATAACTTGATTTTGACCTTGATGTATGGTAGAATGTGTCATGTCCAAAATTAAAATGAGAGACCAAAGAACAGGGAGGATTTTGCCAAGCGGGGGAGAAACAATAGATCGACGTGGATATATCTACATCTGCATAAACATAATTAAAAATCCTACTATTCGTGAAATGTGTAAACAATCGGTTTTGAATAGAGCCTACGGAAAAGAAAGAAGTGGTAGAATTTATAAACACCATCTTGTAATGATCGAGCATCTTAATCGTCCACTTATAAAAGGGGAGATGGTGCACCATAAAGATGGGAATCCACAAAATAATGACTTCTCTAATCTCATCCTGCTTTCGCAGAAAGAACACATCTGGGATTATCGAAATCTTATGTTTGAAAATCGGAGACTTAAAGATATTCTGGAAAAACATCATATTTCTTATTGAAACGGCCACCAGCCAGGTTTCTTCTTGTTCATTCTCTGTGTGTTCCTTCTCGCCAGCATAACCAATTCCCTTTCGTGAGTTGTATCCCAATAGGGAATCCTCTCGTCTAGCTTATCCTTTCTATCCTGTTGCATTTTTTCAAACGCCCTTTTATTGCCTTTTCTGTATTCCTCTAAATACCCAGGCTGATCGGGATGAGGGCCATGTTGCTTTTTACCCTCGTCTCCCGTGTGTATGTTCGTACATAAAGAAACCGCAATGTCTGGCGTGTCCGGGTTTAATATCCCCACTCGTCTTTGATACATCTCTGGGTAACCATGGTGGACGTTTATTCTTTTATCCCCGTTGCAATTATGTCTATATGGCCATTGACACCCACCCTTATTACCCTCAACTTTTATTCCTACTTCTTTGTCCCTCTCAATTATGGCTTTTCTCTGTCCAGGTCCGAAAGCAAACGAGGTTAGAAGAAGAAAGTCCGTAAAAACTTCTACGGCCAATCTTCCTGCCCTCTCCTTCATTGGCTCGCTTCTCCTTTCACTGGCGCT